GCGAAACTAGAACGCTCAAAGAACTTAGATTATTAGATGTATCTGTTGTCACATGGCCTGCAAATCCAGCAACACTTGCGAGTATTCGTGGTGTTGACCTGGGCGAACTCCAGGAAGTCTTAGCTGAGGTTAGGTCTGACCAGGAGCCAACTGAGGACCAGGTGGCGAAAATAACTGAAGTAATTGGTCAATTAAACGATCTCTTACCGAAGGCTCAAGTTACTAAATCAAATATTAGGGCTGCGGTTCGTGATTTAGAAGTTTGGGCGATGCAGAGCCGTTCTTAAAAGCCGACTACTCACTTTTGCGAACACTCACACTTTGTATATAAAAAAACTATTTAATTAGGAGTTAAATTGAAAATTAAGGAAATGTTAGAGAAGAGAGAGTCCTTAATCACTGAAGTCAAAGGTTTAACCGAGCTCGCCGAAAAGGAAGAGCGAGACTTCAATGAGGACGAAACTTCAAAATATGAAAGCCTTAAAAGCGAAATTAATGACCTTGGCGAAAGAATAACTGAAGCTGAGGAAATTAGAAAAGCTGAAAAAGAAATAGAGGAAAGCCGCCAAAAATTAGGCGTTGACGAAGAGTCATTAGACCCTGTTGTTGAGTCAATTGAAGAGCCTGGTGTTTATCATCGTGGTTCTGACCATGCATTCCTTACTGATGCTTTTAACGCTAGAAATGGTGACTACCTAGCTCAAGATAGAATTGAGCGACATCAAAAAGGAAACGGCGAAAAGAGAGACGTTGGAACTGGTGCATTTGCTGGTTTAGTTGTTCCTCAATATTTGACCGACCTTGTCGCTACTAAAGCTAGAGCTGGTTCCCCATTTTATAATGCTCTACCAAAGGCACCTTTACCAGATAAAGGTATGAAGGTTGAGCTATCAAGAATTACAACAGGTTCAACTAATGCTTTTCAAGCTAGTGAAAACTCAGCACTCGATGAGACCAATATTGATGACACTCTTTACACTGTAAATGTCAACACTATCGGTGGTCAGCAAGATGTAAGCCGTCAAGCAATTGAAAGAGGCACCGATCTTGAGGCTATTGTTTTCTCTGACTTGATTTCAGCTTATTACACTGAGCTTGATAAGAATTTAATTAATGGCGGTGGAACTGGCCAACCTGTAGGTATCAGCCAAGTCGGCGGTATAAACTCCGTGACTTATACTGATGCATCCCCTACTGTTGCTGAATTGTATCCAAAATTAATTGATGGAATTCAAAAAATAAATAGCAATAGATTTGCTGCTGCTACAGCTATCATCATGCATCCTAGAAGGTGGGGATTCCTCGCTGCTGGTGTTGATGGAAATAGCAGACCATTGGTATTGCCTGCTGGAAATCAGCCTGACAATGTTTATGGTGTTGGCGAAGCAGCCGCTTATGGTCAAGTCGTAGGTCAACTTGCTGGTTTACCAGTAATTGCTGACGCTAATATCAGAACTGACCTAGGTGCTGGCACTGAGGATGCTATCTATATTGTCAAAGCTGACGACCATATTCTCTTTGAAGAGACAGGTAGTCCGTTCAGACTTAGATTCGACGATGTCGGTTCAGGTTCATTGACAGTCAAACTTGTTTGTTATGGTTATGTTGCTTATGCATCAGGCCGTTATCCAGCAGGTATCTCTGCAATAACTGGAACTGGTTTAATCGCACCTACATTTTAATTAGGTAATTATTTAGCCAGGGTCCTAGTGATCCTGGCTAGATAAAATAAAGGAGTTTTAAAAATGGCGAAAATTAAACTTTCAAAAGAGCAGATTGCTGCTCTTAAGGAGGAACTGAAGGGTTATTTAGTTTATAAAAAAACTAAAAGAGCTGCTGAAGTTAAAAAGATTTTAAAAGATGCTGGGGTTCCTGAAACTGCAATGGCTAAGCCAAAAGCAGAGACAGCTGCAAAGAAAAAACCAGCCGCTAAATCTAAACCAAAAAAATAAATTATGGCGATAACTAATGGCTACTGTACCTTGGCAGAGATAAAGGCTTTCGTCAACATTGTTGATTCCAATGATGATAATGAACTTGAGGATGCTGTAAACTCAGCAAGTCGTCAAATCGATGCTTTTTGTGGCCGAAAATTTTACGCTGATGGATCAACTTCTGCGAAGGTGTACAGAACTCGCAATCCTTATATGGTCGTTGTGGATGACATTTCTACTTCAACTGGTCTTGTTTTAAAATATGATGACTCTGATGATGGCATTTATGAGACCACTGTTGCGTCTACTGATTTTGTTTTATTGCCTTTAAATGGTGAGGCTTTTGGGATCGATGGCCTGGGTTTTACTTCTATCGAGCTTTTTACCGATGGTCCTCATGAGTTTCCAACAACTCACACCAATAATCGACCAAGGGTCCAAGTAACCGCTAACTGGGGTTTTGCTGCTGTGCCTGAACCAGTCCGTCAGGCCTGTTTGATGCTTAGTAGTGAAAACTTTGCAATGCGTAACACTCCCCTGGGCATCGCTGGTGTTGGTGAGTTTGGTGTTCTTGCTGTTCGTCAAAATAGACAAATAACCAGGATGCTTGACCCATATCGTCGCGGGGATTCAGTTGGGATAGCCTGATGGCTAGTTTTTCAACGGTCCGAACTGCCGTTAAGACAACAATTGGAAATAATATATCGAGCATTCGTGTTTATGACACTATTGATGACATGATTAATGTACCTGCTGCGGTCTTGATTCCTACTTCAATTAATTTTACTGAGGCCATGGCTCGTGGCACTGACCGTTATGAATTTGATATTTTAGTCGTTGTATCAAGGACCGATTCACGATCGGGCCAAAATCAACTAGATGCTTTTATTAATGGTTCAGGTTCTAGTTCTATTCGCCAAGTTATATTTCAAAATTCAGACCTAGGCCAATCTGAGACGTCTGCTGTTGTCACTACAATGAGTGACTATGGAGCAACTTATGCGGTCAATGGTGTTGAGTGCATTGGTGCAAGGCTCGGACTTACTGTATATACCAAGGGGTCAAGTTAATGAAATTTAAAATTATTGGAAATAAAAAAATCAACGGTGTAGAGCCTGGCGATGTTGTCGAGATAAAAGACGATTTAATTGCAGACTCACTTGTCGCTGGTGGTCATCTTGAAAAGATTAAAAGCGATTCTAAAAAGAAAAAGGGAGCTAAGTAATGCCTAAGCACTACGGTGGTGGAAAGAAAAAAAAGGGCGGCATGAAAAAAGGCGGAGGTCGTCGTAGATAATGGCGACATTTGTTTTAACTGACGGCCGATTGTTTATGGATGGTTATGATTTTTCAAGCCATACGCAATCAATGACCCTGGATTTGTCTGCTGATGAGGTTGATGTAACCCCTATAAATTCAGGAGGTTTTAGGTCAAGAATTGCAGGACTTCAAGATGCAAGCCTTGCCGCTAATGGGTTTTTTGAGGCTGGTGTTGGTAAACCTGACGCTTTGTCAGGGATCTCTGCTGGTTCAGAAATAATTTCAACTGTATCTGCTACTTCGTCTGCTGGTGACATTGCTTATATTTTGAAATCTAGACAATTCTCTTATCAGATTGGTGGATCGATTGGCGACGCTATGCCTTTTAGTATTAATAATTCTAACAGTTCTGACCGTGCTGTTCGAGGCACTATCATGGTTGACGACTCTGCAAATTTAACCGCTACTGGTAATTCAACAGGCCGCCAACTTGGAGCTGTTGCTGCGGGCAAGTCTTTATATGTTGCTGCTCATGTGGTTTCCGTATCAGGGACTTCGACACCTACTTTGGCTTTGAAAGTTCAAAGTGATGATAATGCATCTTTTACTTCTGCAACTGATCGAATAACTTTGACTAACTTTACTGCTGTTGGAGCTCAATATTCAAAAGTCGCTGGTGCTATTACTGATGATTACTTCCGTATAAATTACACTTTGTCAGGAACCTCCCCATCGTTTAAAGTTTTTATAACTGTGGGGATCGTTTAGTTTTTTATTGTCGGGCAACCGATAGGACTTCCTTTTAGTTGCTAACTTAAAGGACCCGCACCATCTGTATGCATTGCAGCCTTCAATGGTGCGGGTTTGTCCTTTTTATGGGCTTTTGGTCCTGGCACTACTAGGCCTGGTCTTTATTTAAATGTCTTAGAATGGCTTAAAGTGGCCTGTTTATTTCTTGTTTTTTTGGCTCTA